TTCTAAGTTGGGCATTTTAAACGCCTTACTGTTTTTTGCAGTACTTTTCATTTTTATTATATTTTATTAAATTTAAAATCATAAAGAGGAAGGGGGCAATGCCCCTCTCCGTCTTTATACAGTTGATTAGTCTTGAATCAACACGAAGTTGTTCGCTCCAATCGTTACTAATGCTCTTTCTGATAAGAATTGCACTTGCATCGCATCTAAGTCGCTAGTACTAGCTCCTCCTGCTGAACCTGTAATCCAAGTTTTATATCTACGGTCTTCTGCTTGAGACTTACGATATTTAACGTGAAGGAAAGGTTTTGTGATTTTCTTACCTAAGATTTGGTCGTATACTGTCTTAGTACCTGCTGGTACTAGCATACCTCTAACTTTCCCTGTACCTGACAAGTTACCACGAGTGGCAGCGTCATTAAGGTATTTCCAGTCAGTCTTATAGAATTCGTAAGACCCTCTAAAGAATCCTGTGAACCCTAAACTAAGAGCCATATCTTTGTCGTTATTGAAAGCTCCATAAGAAGTACCTCCAGCCCCATAAGAGTTCTGGGCAGCTAACATATCATCAATAGCTAGAGACTGGTCTCTGTCTAAGAATAACATGTTTTCTTGGATGCTTCCTTGCTTATCAAGACGCTTCAGAATGCTATCGAAATCGGCTAAGGTAGTAGCTACCCCTTGGAAAACGTTACCTCGATTCTCTACAACGTAGAATAAACCTTCCGTACCATTAGCTCCTGCTGTTTCGGCATCTGAACCTGTCTCTGCTGGTTCTCCTTCAATCATTGACATTTCAAGATAATCTTCAAAACGAAGTCTAGTTTCGTGGTTAGACCTCAAGTACCATAAGTATCCACTTCCACCACCTTCAGTAGAAACTTCAACCCATCCAATTTGAGCCATATCTGAACCATTCACTTCATACTTATCTTTGATAATAATAGGGTTATTCTCGAAGAACTCTGGAACTGATTCCAATGCTCCCTGCATTCCGTTTGTACCCTTTGCAAACTCAGAACCGTATACAAAAATACTAAGTCCTGTTGTACCCACTGTAAACCCAGCAGCCTTGTAAGGGGCAGCTACGAATGTATCAGCAGTTGGAACGCTCGTAATAATAGCTTTTTCTACTACAAGACCATCAGAAACAAGAACTGTTTGTTGAACTCTAAATACGTGTCCAACTTGAGTAAACGTAGTACCTGTACGTGTAACTCCTGTATACTGAGTGTGAAGTCTACCTTCTTCTGTCCATTTAATAAGGTCAGAAGTAGAAGGATACTCCGCAGAACAATGTCTCAAGAAAGAGGCAACGGTTCTGTCCCCGTAACGTTCAAATTCTTCTGAATATACATCAGGTAACTCTGTTTTTAAAAAGTCAAAGTTAGTGATATAGTTACTCGAAAGAACTACTGGTTCTGATGACGGTGTTAAGCTAAATGTTGGTGTGCCTAATAATGCCATTTGTTAATTGTTTTTTAAAATTTGTTAATAGTGTTTTAATCTCATTTTCCCATGCTGGGAACCTTCGTGACTTATAGAACGATACTTAGGTCTATCGTTTCCGCTTTCATCTTGTTGATGAACTTGTCTAACATCTTCAGGATTCTTGGAAGCATTAACTTGCCCTGTTATCGCATCTGATGCTCCTTGTTCATAAAAAAACTTAGCAAACTCGTCAGGGTTACTAGCAATCGATATTGCTTTATGATATCCTTCGATATCTGATATAAACCCGTCTTTATCGACAAACTTGTTCAATAAGTTACTAACGTCGAGATTTCTTTCTTTTAATTTCTTCACGTCGGAAGGCTTAAAAACTTGAACCTTATCATCTGCAATTTTAAACTCAAAACCTTCGAATTCTTCAACAAATAACTTGTCTGTTTTTTCTAGAAATTTATCTCTTTGTTTTTGCGCCAAGTCTTGCGACTTTAACATTTCTCTATCATATTCTTGCTTCCAATCAATTATTTGTTGTGTTTCTTCAGACAATTCTCTACTAATCCCTGACTCAAGGCTGGCTTTAAATTTATCTCCCAATCCACTAAAATGATTTCGAGCTTGATATATGAAATCTTTCTTAGCTATTTCTTTAGCTCTTTTTTCAGTATCCGAATCTAAATCTTCATCTACTGAAAACATACTTTCTAATTCGAATTCTATGTCCGAACTATTTAAGTGAGGTTTCTTTGCTTTTAAGAACTCTCTCACTATTTCTTCATCTCCTACAGAACTCCAGTCTTTATTTATCCTAACAAAGTCTTCTATAGTTCCGTTCGTTTCTTTTTGAAAATCTAACAGTTTTTGTATATTTTCTGGTAAATTTTGCTCTGGAGACTTCTCAGTTAATACTTCTTCTAAAGAAGTATAATCTTTTTCATATTTTTCTTTAATATACTGAAGTACCGATGAATCATCTATACTTAGTACTTCGTCATTCCTCCTGCTGTCTTGTTTTTCATCGTGTGATATTTCGGGCTGCTCTTCTTCCCGTAGCCCTTCTTCACTATTTGAATCACTTTCGGCACTTTCATCGATGCTTTCTTCATTTTCTTCATTTTCTTGAGTTTCTACTTCTTCGCTTGTGTTCTCCTCTTGACTTACTTGCTCTTCGGCTTGTTCTTCTTGAGGGTCTACTTTTGGAACAACAATATGTTTTCCTTCAGCATCTACTTCTACTTTTACTGGTCTAATATCCATTATAATAAATTTAATTTATAGTATATGCAAAGATAATAAAAATATTTTATATTTATTTAGGGTTATATTCGGAGAGGTTAAACCCACCTAAACTATCGTGATTTGACTCAAAATCTATAGGTTCTCCTCCTAATTCTTTCCTTTTATTTTCCATAGATGTTTGAGTTCCTTGGATTCGAACTCGATTATCCATTCTATCCTGTTTCGTTTCTTCTTTGAATTTAGAAATTTCAGCTTCTTGTCCTTTTAGTATTAAGTTGATTCTCAATTCTTCGTTCATAAGCTCCCTTTGAGCCTCCATTTCTATTCTTGAATTTCTTGCTTCTAAGTCTTTCAAGTTCTTATCTATGGTCATTTGAGCCTCAGCCTCCATTTGTATTTTTTGAGCTTCAAATTGAGCCTTTGATTCATTGGTAGCAATAGCAGATTGAGTTTGAGAATCAATTCTAGCTTGGTCTCTTTCTATATCTTCTTTATGTTTTTTTCGTCTTCTTATTTTTAAAACTTGATTTGCAAGTTTAAGATTTTGTATTTGACGAACATCAATTGCATCCTCTAAGAATATCTGGTCTTTACTAAGCGCTTGCTGAATATTGTTTTCTAGCAGCGCCTTCTCTTCTTCGTCAGGAGAAAGTTCTATATAGATTCCAAAATCATGAAGATGGACTTTTTGCAAATCTTCTAGTATTGCTATATTACTTCTACCTATAGCTGAAGTGAATTGTTTTTTCATTTCAGGATTTTGAATTATATCTGAAATTCTGTAAGAAATACACTCTGCCATTTTCTCAGTTATATATAATCCTCCATTCAATATATGCCTTGTAGCTGTGTTAGAGTTTAAGGCTGCCAGTTTTTGAACTCCTACAAGAGTGTCTGAATCAGGCATAGAAGCATCTCTAGCTTCATTAAGTCCCGTCACATCTCTAATCATCTGTAAATAGTAGTTGTAAGTCTCAATTAAATTTTTAATTTTATGACCTCCCCCACTATGACTTAACTCTTGGATAGGAACTTTAGCATGGTTGTATTCTCCTTCCATCGTTAAACTCCTACCTATAACACTACCTGTTTGGAAATATAACTCTAACGCTTTTTTAGGATTATAGGCGTTCCCATCTCCTAAATCTACTTCATTTAACCCATCAGCATCAATGAACACACCGTCAGGAACAATTCTTGCAACAACAAGTTGTAATTTTAAATGGACTAGTTGTATTAAGTCTCCAAACGTCATCATTCTGTCTACTGTTGATTCAGTTCTCCCGTTATAGTTTCTAGGAGCAACTCCTACATAGTTAGGTAGAGTTTCATGAGTTGCAGACTTACGACGAATCATATTTTTACATAGCTCCCATTTAAGCATTATATTAGTTCCTAAAACCATTACTCCTTCATACCATACATCAATCTCCTTAACTATTCTCTCAGAATCTCTAAGTTTTTCTTTTGGTGGATTCCAGTCAGAATCTTTTTCAATTATATTATCTCCTCCTCTTTTGTTTTTCTTTTTTTTGTATACTAAGTTCTTAGTAGTTTTATAATTGAAATATAAAAGGTTTACAGTGTGGTCTTCGAACTCACTTTGCGATTCTCTATCTACTCTATCGTATCTATGATAATCATTCCAATTAGAACTGTTGTTTTTTATTTCTTCTATTTCTTCTTTTGAAAGTGAAGGGTTTATTTTTTTAAGTTCAGAAAGAGGAACTCTCTTAACTTCTCCAAAATAATAACAATCGTCAAAATAAGGAGACTCCGTATAAGAGTACACTACATCCGCAGGGTCTACATATTCCAATTTGACCCCTTCTATTGTATTAAAAGAATGCTTTGCAAAACCTACACCTAAAACAGTTAAATCATAATCTACTCTTTTCTTTATATCATCGTATCTGTTTGCTTGCATTATGTTGGCAATTGCTTCCTCTTCTGCAATCTCTATTCCCTGCTTATAGTTTAATTGCATGTGAACTTCTAACTCCTCACTGGTTTCAGGAAGGGTTGAAGGATTATTAGCAAAAGCATCTACTCCAAGGGTTTCTTTACCTTCCATTAGAAGGTCTTTACCTATCATGTCTTTCTCCATTTCGACAATATAGGAGTTTCTCCTCTCAGAAGCTACCTTATCAACAGCAGTGGTTTTTACAGAATATAATCTGCTCTCCATTCCATTTACAATAATATCAACAAACTTGGGTATAATCGGAACAGGAGTCCAATCTATATTAGTGTGGGATAAATCCCCATTAACAGCAAGTTCGCTTTTATATTTTTGAATAGATTGTTCCCCTCTAGCATATAATCTAAGAGTATGATACTTAGCTCTATTGTTATAATACCTACAGTCCCCATTACTTCGTCTAAACCATTCACTTTGAATAGCTTCTCCTACAGAAAGACCAAAACCTTTGGTTTTTTTAACTGAGTCTGGAGATAAAGGGTTAGGAAAACCTACTTTTTTAATATTGTATTTTTTGTCAGACATCTTATCCTGTTTTTATTGCACTTATGTTGCCACTATTACTATATGTCGTCATTCCCATATTTATAGTTGTTACATCTTTCTTTTTTAAATATTTAGTTCTCTGTATTGCCATTAAAGCATATCCAGATGCTATTGTAATATCAAACTTTTCTCTATTCGATATGTCGAATTTAGACCAGTCTTGTAATGTTTTTTGAACGTACATGTTTCCCATAGCTCCATACTCTCTTACTTGTTGAGACTCTATTTCTTCTGTGTACGTTCCTACATATTTATCTATATAATCTTCTATTGCAGAAGCGTGTGATATTTTAATGTCAAGACTTGCACTAGGAATTCCTCCTAATTCTTTTTCCGTCTTAGATAGTTGATTCCAATGCTTATCTGGTCTATTTAAACAATATCCTCTGTATCCATTATTTTTAAAATGGTATAGTATTCTAGGCTTATTATTTTCAATTAATGCTGGCATTCCGTAAAAAATACACGCCATTAATATATCTTCATAAAATATTTCAGAGGTTGAAGGTCTATTTATATACTCTAAAAAGAATGTATTTGAAGGGGCGTTCTCCATTGTAAAACCTGTGACTCCTGAAAACGCACCTTTTGAACCACTTCCGTCTACTGTTCCTGATATATCGTAAGAATCACAACCAAAAGCTCCAATATGACCGTTTAGTGGGTATTTAATTCCCCTTACTATTTTATATCTATTTCTTAAACTTTCATCTGGAATCCATGAAACTAAAAATCTTCCCTTTTCAGTAGGATACCATTCTACCTCTGTACAACGTTGACCGTTTTTCCATTTAAAATTACCTCTAGTTAAATGATGACTTAAAATTAAATTATCATTATGATCTATCTGAGATGCTAGTTTTTCAATATTAAATAAAGCTCTGCTGGCATCATCCCTCATAGCATCTGATAACGTCATCGGCATTGCCCTTAACTCTTCGTTGTAGGCAATATCGCTCTCTTTTTTCTTTGATTTTCTAGCTGCCTCCAAGAAAGCTATAGAGCCTGTCTCAATAGGTTTACCTTTTGTATTAAGAACTTTACCTTTAGGTTTTTCTTCCCAACAAACGCCATATATATCAGTAAACTTTGTCATGTTTTTATGGGCTGGTAAAAAATGATAATACAAACCTGAAGGAGTTCTTTTAGTTGTAGCATTTCTTTTTTTAACAAAAGAAGCATGTACTAACTTCTTAAACTCTTCTCCTCCCTGATTCATAGGATTTACTGTTGACCCAATCCATGCTTTCCCAACTATATGACCTCCCTCATCCATTGTTTTTGATACACGACCCCAATGGTTCAAGTAATTTGCTGGCTTCATCCACTTTCCTGCTTCATCTCCAAGATACTCAAGCATTGCTTGACCATCGTAACTACCATCAGTTGTAGGTTTAAAGTCAACACTCGTATTTAAATAATCAGATATATTTGTTGTTTTATCCTTTTTAGCTTTCTTAGATTTGTCTGAGGGTTTAGCAAACTCTAACTTCTTAGGTGAATCTTCTACTCCCTTGACCACAGGTTTGAAAAAGAAAGGTAAATTTTGAAACATATATGAAAATTTCAACCATGTCTTTAGTGCATCACTGTTGTTTTGAGATGTCATTCCTAATGTTTTGTTGCATGTTGAGGTTGCTGCATTCAACATCATTCCTAATGTAATATATGTAAATCCTGTCCTTCTAGATTTTACAAACGCTTCACCTAAACATCTTTGGTCTCTTTTACAAGCCTCTTTGAAATAAAACATATCCAATTGAGCGTATCTAAAATCCATATACCCTCCATTATCTAACATCATTCCCCACTGTAACGTAAAATAAGCACTTCCTGTTAAGTAAACTTTCTTTCCGTTGTTCATGAACCATATGCCTTCTCTTCTTCTTCGAAACTCTTCCATTATATAATCTGTAAAAGCTTCTGAGTTATCTGGAGTAAGACCTGCTGGCAATGGAGTTCTTTTCCAATATTGTTCTTTCTTTGGTAAATCTGAAAATAATATCTTAGACTTATCTCTAGGAGCTTTAGGTAAAGCTATCTTTAAATCATCTATCTCAATAATCTTCCCAATTGTACCAAAAGGACAAATAACAACAGAATCAGTTTTAGGGTCAT